CCTTACGGGTGTTCCTGTTGCTGCAGGGGCTGTTAGTGCAGTACAACCTCCATAAACTTGATCTAACTGAGTAGCTACAGAAAAATCTATTTCCTTAATACATTCTAAAATAGAACACCCATAAAAACAACCTGATGCCACATCCGTTGATGGCGTAACCACTCCACCTTGACTTTCTATCTTATTACAATTTGCAAAGACTCCAGCAGCATCAATAGCTAATGGTGCTGTTATTTTTCCAACACTTGTGAATTTAGAACCCGTGAAAAGGTTTTTAATATTGGTTGCTTTTGGAAAAACCAAATCATCAATTGTACCACAAGTAGCACCAAAAGCACCCTCTATACTACTAAATGCTGCCTCTGCGTTTATAACGTTATTAATAAATAACTGTGATATTTTGAAACTTGTTATTGATTTGAAACCTTCGTTTCCTGTGAAATCTTCAATACTCGTTAAATGTTCACCATTTATTAATTCTACTACAGTATATGGCGGGTCTGTAAGTCTACTTTTTATTCTATTAACTTCAATATCTGAAGTCACTAAATATGTTCCGTCACCATTATCTGTAATAATCACATTGTCCCCAGATGTCCCTGAGTTTATAGACCATTCATGTGCATCCATTACGTTTGGTGATGTTATAAGCATCATAAATGGGTATGGCGGGGCTGTATCGCTCCATTCCAAACTTTTTTCATCTGCTGAAACCTTTAATACTTGCCCTACCTGACCTTCCGTAGTCGGCAATTTATATTCCTTACCCCCTATCCAAGTTGTAGGCATTTTCTCACCATACTTTTTCTGTGCATACGTTATCATATCGTTTTGTTTTTATGATTTCCACTCCAGAGACTTACCGTCTGCTGCTATGACTAGGTATTGCCCAGCTGTTCCGGGTACTGTTGGAAGTTTGTATTCTTTGCCTCCTATTGTAATAGTTGGCATTTTCTCACCGTACTTTTTTTGTTGATAACTTATCATATCGTTTTGTTTTTAAGTTTGTTAAACTTCTTCTATACTAAAATAACCGAACACCCCCCGATTATTAAGGCGGTGCTTATTAGTATTATTCTTGGCATAGGCTATTTATACTGCTGTAGTATTTATAACCCCAGTATTATCAACCCAAATCGCATACTTTGTTCCATTTGGTGAAAAAATGAAATAATATCCATTAGGGTCTAAAGTTTCAAAACTTTTAGCTTTCATTGACTCTGTTGTTTCTACCTTTGGAACGCTTAATGTTGAAGGCTTTATTTTTAGCCCTTTTATATGTGTTGTCTGGTTGCCACATGATAATCCGTCGGGAGTTATTTTTGTGTGCCCTGCGTCCATTTCTACAGATAAAACATAAAACGGTTTTCCTGTACCGTCATAACACGCCGCTCCGGGTTCTGAGGACGATATAAGAAATTCATCTCTAAAATCTCCTGTTTCAGTTATGATAAAATAAACTCCTCCAGGTCCTGAACCCTGTTGAGTACATTCTCTTACGGGGTTTTCTGAGCCTGAGCTAATATATTCTAAATCACCGACATATAAATTTTTAATGTCGTTATTTGGGTCTTCTAAAGTTGTTTTAACTTCCAATTTGGCGGTTTCTTTTACAAAGTCTTCACCTTCGTGTTTTTGTTTATAACTTATCATATCGTTTTTATCTTAAAGGGTTTCCAGTTTCAGTTTCTTCTCGTTCAAGTATTAATAGTATGTACAAAGGGTTTGCTTCTGCCTGTGCAGATGCAACGTCTCCTCCAGGCTTATATTCTATACCCTGAACAAGGAATCTGTCCCTGCCTGGGTTAAAATCTAGGTATCCCCTATCATTCAAAAAACCTTGGTCTCCCAAATGTTTTCTATTTAGATACAGCCAAAGGTTTTCTTTATCACGTATACCGGGTTGGTCTATACGATCTGTAGGCCACGTTCTCATGTCATTGTAGCCCATTAATACTTCTAATTCAATCTCTTCATATTTCTCTGTAAATCCTTCTCCGAACCTATCAACGTTGGCGATCATCTTTCTCCAGATTATCTTTTGTTTCCCAACTGATAAATGATAGTTGTTTACTGCACTTCGGTATGCATCCCACTGTGTGTGGTGAACTATGCCGTTTACTGGTTTAGCCATTATTATAGAAGGTAGTCATTATGTATTGTTAATATATGTAAAATAATTAAAATCCTGCTTCCTAAGGAAAAGCCTAATAAGCCAGAATACTACTTTAAGTATAAATATATAATATTCAACTTAAGTAGTAACTGGAAGTAGAATTAATTGTAGAAGGTTGTTAAAATATAACTAGCTCCATATTTGAGAAGCTTGTTTACAGTCTTAACATCCGTGTCTGGGGTTATCTTAATTGGGAAGAAAGGCTTAGCCTTGCACCAAGAGAAGGATATATCAATAATAGCTCCCATTGCACAAATGCGTTTATCTAGCTCATCTAATAACCCATCGGGCTTGAATATAGCGTCCATCATCTTGGCGTGGTGGTGCCATTCAGTATCTACTGGGCCAGTAGTAATCTTCTTAATAGGACCCCCACCCTTTTGGGTTCCGGGTTGTACACCCGATAGTTGTCCCTGTATATCTAAGAAAATGTCTCTAGCAATAAGCTGAGCTATTAATGTATTCCAGAAATAAGGCCACTTAGACTCATCATGCATAAACTCATCACCAAGGTCTGGGTCTAAAGTCTCATTCAATGCTGGGAATAAAATGGTTTGCCACTTTATCTTGTATCTCTCAATAGCTTCCCAGTTATCTTCTGCCATACCTGGATAGATAAGCTCAACCTGTTTTATGATGCTATACATCAGGGTTGGGCCTTCGGCATCGACTAGGTATATTTCTATACCCTTTATAGATTCTTCAATAACACCATCAACATCTTCAGATATCTTTAGAGTTATGGTGTAAAAACCGGGGGCAGTAGCAGCAAAATCAAACTTTTCACAATCGGTAGATACGTCTACCTCTAGGCCTTCATGAATTGCTTTCCACTCACAATCTGTATAGTCTGTACTTAGATTATACAGGGTGATGTCTAAGCCCCTAACCTCGTATGAAAAATCTACTAACATTATCTCAATGCTAAAATATCAGTAGCAGTTGCAGAAACAACCTCATGTACGAAAGCGACTAAAACAGCTCCAGCAGCTAAGTTCTTAAAGGTTACTTCTGTAGTCGGATCCCCAGCTAGTTTAACAGTAACATCCCCAGCCCCACCTATGTAAAGTGATGGAGGGTCTAACTCAAATCCAGTTGGGAAAGAGGTAACAGGAGTAGCGCTATTAATAGCTGATACAACTGGTGCTCCAGAACGTGCGTTAATCAAGCTCATAGTTTTCTCTTACATCGATTAGGAATTCGATCTTATCCTGTTTCTTCTTAAGCTTGTTAAGCTCTTCTGTGTCCTCTTCGTCTAGGAAGTCAAACTTAGCAATAAGATCGTTTACTGTGAATTCTCCCATCTGCTCAGCAGTTGCTGTTTTAACATCTAACTGGTCTAGGGTTGGTTTCTCATCTACTACATCTAAGACAATAGCACCTCCTCTCATTGCACGAGCAAAGGCATGGCTAAATGTGTGTAGTGGCTTATTCGCGGTGTGGGGGCTGTTCTTAGTGATACAAACACCTGACTTAGCGTCTGTAAAGGCGATTGAATTAACTCCCAGTTTATATACGTACTTCATGTTTGGTCTTTTAATGGTAAAAAAAGGGGAGGGCTGTAAAAGAGTCCCTCCCATTAATTATCTAACTAAATGCTATCCTATTTCATTATAGCATCGTTCAATTCTGTCATGTAATCCATCCAATCAGGAAAGCCATTAGTAGCGAAGTCCTTAGATCGGTCAATAACTACTGTTGCATCAGTAAATAACTTTGCAAAACCAGTTGCGAAAGTTACATAAACTGCTTCAGTTTGATTAGATACGATTCTCTCAGACTCAACCATAATCGGCATAGCATTCAACTTGATAAGAGAAGCTGTTGGGTCAACAACAGCAACCTGGTTAGTTGATACTGCCCCGTGGATATACATGTTAGCTCCTTGTGGAAGACTTACATCGGGGTTAAGTTTGTACATTGGAGTACCCTGTAAAGGATTAATGAACTCGTCAAGATACATAATATCTAGAGCCATGTCCTCACCATTGATCATGGTGTTAGGTTTACGACCAATCTTAGCCATGCGTAACCATACTTTCAGGATATCGCGGAAGTTGATAGTACCTGTGGTACCTACTCCAACAACTGGAGCAGCTTCAGAGCCATCAGATTGTTCACCGTTGATCAAAGTTTGAAGTGCCAAGTTATCAACACCATAACCCATCTTTACTCCGAAATCCTGTAAATAAATTGACAGGACAGATAAAGATACATATCGACGAACTTCGTCCGGAATCTTAATACCACGTCCATACTTATAGATAGAGAATTGCTTCTCACCATAGGATAGAGTACCAACTGGGATAGTCTCTGCCTCACCTACTTTACGTGGAAGAGCATCAGACATATTGATGTGAGGTAAGATCTGGGACAAACCAGTCGTGGCCTCTTCAACAGCTGTTATCTTAGGCCAGATTGGAGAACTGCGATATCCTAGACGGACTGCATCACGGTAAATCTCTGGAACTAACCAACGGACATCAGAGTCCGGGGACATGAAGAAGTTATTGATAGTGTCGAAATTAGGGTCTACCCCGATTTCGTCATAGAATTTGTCAAGGCTCATACCATCATGGTTGGCCTTAAGATAATCCGCTAGGGATACATCCGTTGGGCGATTTGTGTCTACTCTCATAGCGTCCATAGCGTGAGAGATAGTTTTTATCTGTCCATGGAATTGCGATTTCTCGTATTTTTTTTGTAACATATTTCTTAAGAATTATAAGTTTCTACTTAGTGAATTTTATTGAAGAAGTACTTCTACATCCTCAGTATCCTGGGCTGATACTATTGCCCAACCAACCTGTTGGTTAGAACCAGTGCTAACTTTGTATACGTTTACACCTTCTGTGTTAACAGAGTCAAACATAACTGGCCCAGGAGGTATAGCACCAGAGGCTTTACCACTAACTACCATGAAACCTCGGCAAGCGATTGTAACAAGGCCTTTACCATAAGCTGTATGGTTCTTTCCAGTTATAGAGTACCCAATGATATCTGTGATATCTCCAGCTGCAGCTGCGGGTTTAACTTGACCAGCTACAGCTGTGTCTAAGACTACTGGTGTTCCTGCTTCAATTACAGTAGCATCGTCCTTAGTGAACTCCAGAAATAATTTGTGTGACTCAGGACCATAGACGATGGCTGTACGAGTCTTTGTACCTAAAGTATGTGGCATAATGATTTTGTTTTATGATTATTCTTATCGTTATTAAATAGTAATAATAGAAGAACTAGCTCGAGCTATTATTCAGAAGCTTTTCCGTGAATACGGTCAACAGCTGCTTTACGTTTAGCTGCTAGTAGTGTGTCTTGTAAAGACATAGAATCTGTTAAATCTTCTTTTGCAGAAGCTTTGCGAGAAACCTCTTCAGATCCACATTTAGAGCAAGTCAAAGGAACTTTCTCCTCATACTCAGCCTGGTTTTGAGAAAGGAATTCATCCAATGTTTCACCATTAGAATTGTTGATGGTTTCAATGATGGTGTCTTTAGCATCATCCCCTTTTGTCAGCTTGTAGAAGTTAACAGCTTTCTTACGCTTCTCAGTAAGAGAGTTGGTTTGGAATTCTATAGCTTCAGTAAGCTTGTCTTTACCAGCGTTGTCTTCTACAAATTTTAATGTAGCAACATCTTCTTCAGACTTTTGGTTATCAATAAGGTTTTGAAGACTCTCTTCGTTGATGTCTTCCTTCTTGGCAATTAACTTGTCCAAGGTAGAGGCTTTAGCATTCAATGCTACAAGCTGCTCTTTCAATTGGACCTCTGTGGTATCTTTACCAAGGCCCAAACTTTCCATAAATTCTGATACGTTCATATCGTCGTCAATATTTGGGTTTATAAAATGTGGTGAATTCTCACCGAATTGTGCATAGTTGATATAACCCTGGTCTAATAGACCAGCCTCACTAAATGATGCAGACAAAGATTGTCTGTCTTTAACGAATTGTGGGTTAGTCATAGTACCATCAGTTACTAATCGTGCAAAGGGGTCTGCCCCTAGTGGTACAATTGATATCTCTTGATAAATAGCTATTTCTGTTGCCACCTTTCTAAGTACTTCTCCATCTGCCATCGTAGAACCCCATAACATATAAGGATCTTGGTCATCTTTTAATGCATGAGACCATTCCCACATGTATGAAACAGTTACTGAAACAGAGTGGTAAGAAGGAGGGTTCATCATAATACCCCGTGCAATCTGGGGATGTGACTTACCATCAATAGCTAGGGTTACATTGATACCTGCTGGCACTGTTAAACCATCTACCTTGTATTCATCTTGCCATACAGCAGATTTAACAGCACCCAATACATTACCTGTATTCATTTCATGGTCTGTCATAATACTAATACCCTCCAACTTATTCATAGAACCCTTAAGTACACCTGCCTTTGAAAAATCAATAGGTAGATACTTACGGATGGATGTAGCAGTCAAAGCTCTAAACACGGGGTATATGAACTCATCTTCCTGTGGCTTTAAGTCTTCCGCTGTAACATCGGGGTAATATGTGTTAAAATTGGGTGAGTTGGTTTCAAACAGGCCAAACTGGTCTACATTCTCTTTAGTTAAGACCTGGCAGGATTTACCTACACAATGCTTAAATTTGTCTGTAGTATTTGGGGTAATCAAGCTTCTGCCTGATGTTAAGGTGATAGTTTCTCTTTTCATTGTTATCTTCTTTTTGGTTGATCCTTTTTCTTATCTCTTACTGACTTGTCGTAGTCATTGTTTTTCTTAGATTTATTCTCTTTAGAAACCTGCCCATCAATGTCATCTTCTACGGGGTTTAGATCTACTCGGGGCTCCTTTTGAGAGGCTTGATCATATCCCATTGCAATAGCATAATCATCAAGTTCTGTAATACCATCAGCATATAATTGGTGTTGTACTCGGGCGTTAATCTCAGCTGTTTGGGCTTTCTTGAGGGCATCGGTTAAAGTACTAGGGTCAAATTCAACCTTTATACCTTCTGGGTTAAAACCAGCTAACAATAACTCCATTACAAAGCCTTGCTCTAAAATATGGGCAATAATGTTTTGTATATCCTTCAGCTGAGCTATTAGCTTAGTGAAGATTATGGAGATTTGAGTCTCGGTCTTGTTTTCTGGGCCCTCTAAAAATACTGAGGGTGTTTTCAAACCAGATGCTACAGACTTCTGTACTATAGAGAATATGGCTGGTAAAGCTCCCAGATCCTTAGAAATAGAGTTAAACTTAAACTCATGGTCATTTTTATAACCAGCTATTATACCATCCTTCAGGCCTGAGTTAAGTGAGTTCTTAGCATCAGTCAAGAAAGTGTTTAGCCTGTTCTTATAATGTGTATTAGACTCGCCATCATTTTGAGAGGGCTTGTCCATAAGCAATTCTAAGAAACCCATTAACCCAACTTGTTCAACAATGAAGTTGATATTATTTAGCATGTTCTTATGTGATGTTAAATCGGGTAGGGCTGAAAGGAATGGTGGAATACCCACTGGAGACTCTTCTGCACTCATTAGAGCATAGTAATTAAAAGTCTTGGGGTTTAATTTTATTAGGTTGGGTGTATCATGAGGCATAGATAGTAACCCTGTTATCTGTTGATAATAGTCATATCTCTGTGTCTTCTTATTATACACTGGGCGGATTGTTTCTGGGTTAAGTAGACTAAGGTAATCTATACCCGAAAGATCTTTTTTAACTACCCACTCAACAGAGTTAGCCCCACCCAACATAAGTTGATATAAAAGCTTATCAATGATTCCATGTATTCCAGCGGTACCAAATCCCCATTGCCTAGTCACTAAACGTAGGTGGTTAGTCATATCTAGTCTTTCCTTGGGCTTTAACCCATTTGAGAACTTGATATTAAAACCTGTATTAGACAACTGAACTATTGTGGTAACTGCGGAAGAAAGAGGGCTACTTATTGCAAATAACTTTCTAATTTCAGGAATCATTGACCAATAGAAGGCTGGCTTAATATTTTTGAGGGATGATTTTAATCCTGCATAATCTTCAAGGTTTTGAGGCTTGTTGGTTCTGCCCTTGGGTAGATCACCCTTAATCATCTCCTTAACTCTAGCTTTTTGTAGAGTAATCTTTAATCCTAGTATATTCATTATGCAGCGTGTGTCATTATGTTTACTTTACCTTTCCTGATGTGATTAACTATTGCTGTGCAGATAATAGAGTCATCAGTATAGGTCTCATCACCATTACCAATGTAATCACCCTTGTTCATAGCCACTGGCCTATTAGACTCATCATATATGAAAGTGTATGCTTCAGGTATGAAGTATGGGTTTTTGATAACTATGTTTACCTCTCTAATATCTTCTTCTAAGCCATTTATCATTATGGGCCTAGTCTTAGATGTGGTGAACCAACCGGGTACCTTCAATTCCTTAGGCTTAGATTCCCCTTTCTCTTTTACAAATCTTATAGTGTAGTAAATAGCAGGGTAGTTTAATTCTTGCAATACCATTACTACTGCTTCACCAACATCGTTGGTTTCGGGAGCGGCTAATGCATTATTGTACTCTGTACCTACTTCGTAGATTATATGAGCAAACCTGTTTGTAGGTACTCTGCCCTTAAATGCAGCAACCTCATTACCCGCCCTGTCCATGATACTGAAAGTAGAGTAATCTTTTGCCCTACCCGTTGCAACGTCAGCACCAAGAAAGTATTGTCTTCCTGGTACGGGTTTTTCAAAAATAAGAAGTGAACCACCATACCTTGATTCAATGTAGGGGTTGTCAGCTATAAATTCTTCAATGTCCTTTATATCTACTAGGTCAAAAACAGTGTCACCAGATGATAAGAAGTCTCCGTCTATCTCTTGTGCTGTCCTCTTAGCTCCTAGAGCATTTCTCATGAGATCATACCAATCAGCTTGTCTATCGGGGTGCATTTGCCAATCCAACCGTATATTGTTGAACCCATTACCCCCTGCTAGGCCATCTACCCAGGTTTGATGATACCAATTACCAACTCCCAGAGGGGTACTATTAATAATAGCCCTCCCTCCGGTAGATAGTGTTGGAAAAGCTGCTGCCCAAATTGTATCTGCGTTCTTGATGATGGCTGCTTCATCAATAACCAATAGGGAAACAGCTTCCGATCGTCCAGCGTCCTCTGTAGTGGGGATAGATGTTATTACTGAATTATTAGTGAAAATAAGTTCTGTAGCAGTACCCCTACCCTTTACGCCATTAGTTATAGGCAACCTTATGTAAAAAGGAAGGTTGTCATAAATGTGTTTGATCCTTCTTAGTAACTTCTTAGCTACTCTTTCTTTCAAGGATATAATCTGTATGTTATAATGAGGAGTATACATAGCCATCCAAAGTGAGAATAAAGCTATTAACTCGGTTAAACCCATTTGACGGGGTTTCAATACTATGTTGAATCTATGCTTCAGGAAATTATAAAGAACAGCCTTCTGGAAGTGGTATAATTCAAATTGTACCTTACCTCTAGTCGGGTGTATTATGTAAGCTAGGTTACTAAAGAAGAAAATGTCTCTAGAAGCTCTTACTTGCTCTCTAAATTGTTTTGTTGTTACAGCCATTAATTCAAATTATAATATTACTAAAATAAACTCGAGAATTAACTTAGATCAAGGACACTTAGTCTTCTTTTTAATTTCTACCTTATATCATTACTACTCCTTAATATTTTTGTATATAAGTAGTAATTTTATAAGAAATTACTATCTTATGGCCCCCGCATATGGGGACCCACTATAGTTATGATACTTCCAGCATTAAACTTAAGAGTAAAGGAACTTATATTATTGTATAAATTATAAACAAAATACTGTTATGGACTACGTTATAACCATAGAAAAAGAAACATTCCTAGACATCCTAGACCAGGACACTGATACTAAGTACAATATCAAAGTACTTAATAAATCAGTTGGGCATTATGCTAAGAAGCTACTACACCAAGCTACAATGGGCAGTTACACAGTGGAGGATAAGTTCTTAAAGAATTTGTCTGATAAGCTAAAGGCAGACTACAGTGCTATGGTGGATTCATTTATAGAGATGCATAAGATATCTAATTATGCACCTCTATTTATAGTGGTTGACCAACAGACCCATTTACAATACCATGATGAGTCTGAAGTTAGTAAGAAGCTAACCTTTCAAAACAAGTCCCAAGCAGAGTATGCTAAGTTTCTTATACACAAGCACTATGGTATTGCCTACACTATAGAGGCTAAGTTTCTTAAGAACTTAAGGGACAAGAACAAGTCATACGTTGAAACAAAAATTAATCGATTTATAAAAGAACTGTAATATGAACACTCTATTATTCACTATATTAAAAATATGGGCTATTTGGGGATTTTCTAACTTCCTATTAACCGTAGCAGAAGTAGTTTGGGTTATGCGACCCGTATTAAGAAAACTGGGTTGGAGATATTTCAAGAAAAATATGTTGCCTGAGTTTATTAGGAAACTAATCAGTATTTGCATAACCTTTTTATTCTTAGGACCCATATCTACCCTCATAAGTATACAGTTTTCCAAAGCACTTTCATCATATAGAGTGTTTATGGGTAAAGAGGTCCTGTCTGACTTATATGGGGTTGGTAAAACTCACAAAATAGACATTGGTTCTGGTTTCAGCCCAAAACCCAAGGTTTGGGTAAAGTTTCACAGCTATCCTGACCCAATATTAATAGCATTTTCTAATTTAACAATCATAAGCAATGAAGACTACTAAAGAATTCATCCAACAGGTACCCCACCACGACTTCAAAAAGAGGTTGAATGTGTTAGGTATATCTGCTGGTAATGGGGTTATATTATACCCCATTAGCAAGGATGAAAATTTTACCCTTATGGGTAATGCAGAAGTTCGGCCTAATTACTTCTATAAAAAAATGCCTGTACAATGGATGTTGAACTTTCCAACTACCCCATTTTACCCGATGATCCCCCCTGTTAAGGGCGTGGATATAATTATAGGAAACCCCAAATGTGGAGCCTATTCTAATTTTTCTAATTTCCAGAAGAGAACAGACTTCTCTAAAATGGGTACTAATGAACCATCTTTAGCGAATTTCATAGACGGAGTTAATAATCTTAAACCCCGCCTGTTCCTTATGGAGAACCTCGTTAAGTTAAATGAGGCAGTAGATTTGGATGCAGCTTTTCCGGATTATAACCTATATCAAATAGTTGGATCAGTATCCATGTTTGGAAACTCACAACTTACTCGTACAAGGCTAGTTATAGTTGGGATTGAAAAAGGGTTACAACAATTTGAGGAGTATATTGAACCATTTAGAGTTGGGGATATAAAACCTTCTGGAGAGTTACTAGAAGATATACCAGACAATGGACATTATGTCCCACCTATGGATACCCAAGTACAAATATACCAGGGAGTTAAGGTAACTTATGAAGAGGCTAAAGAATATTGGCTAAAACATAAATTCAGGTATCAGTGGTTTATGAAACACCCCAAGAAAGAGGATAAAATATTAACTGCACCTGGTGTATACAGACTAAAGAAGTTTGATTTTCCCCTTACTGTACGAGCTTCCCCCAAGCAGTTTAGCCCAGATTTAATAGAAATGTCAGGACGTCAATTAGCCCGGATACAAGGTATACCCGATGAGTTCTTATTATTGGATGATGCTAGAAAACCAGCATATGCCGATACTAAAAACAAGGTTACTGTCTGTAACACTCCACCTATGGAAATTGCAGAATGGTTCAGACAGATGGTCTACAAACTAGAAAAAGCTGGGTTATTTACTGCAATACCTACTAACGAACCTAAAAAGGTTAAGAAGAAGGTTAAGAAGAAGGTTAAGAAGAAGGTTAAGAAAATCAGACGAATCAAACGTAAAAAATAGATGCTATGGCCGATAAGAAAGAGATCAATGTACAACGTTTCCTTAAAAGAGTTAAGGAAAATGTTACAAGTTCACTATTTGATTGGGAGTTAGAATCTGAGGAGGGGCTATTACTATCTGAAGTAATAGTCCCATTTGGGGAACCCATTGAGATAGGGGAGCAAGAGCTAGAAGCTCTAATAGAAGAAATCCTTCTGCAGGTAGAGCTAGCACTAAATAAACCAAAACGTAAAAAACGCAAAAAACTAAGGTAAAATGATAATACAAGACGGATTACAAGAATTCTTCAAAGCTATGGGTTTTGAGGATTTAACTAAGCTCCCTAAAGATCAGGTTGAGCAATTAACTAAAGCATTCTACTCGGGTTGTGGATTTACTTTCAAACATATGGCTGATGAGATAGCTGGCTTGGAGGATAAAGAAGCATTCATTGCTTTGAGTACATTCAACATGGAGCTAGTAGAATATGGTAAATCTATAAAGGAGAGCTAGTTATGAGACCACTAGAATTCAAAGAGCAGAACGTAGTATTTGCCAAAGACCAACCCCAGTACCAGCCTCTACCCGCTCTTAGAGTACCAGACGATGACCAGGGTAGGGTTATTACTTGCTGGAAGTTATCGGAAGCAGAATTTCAACAAATAGCTAAGACCCGGGTAGTATGGTTACAGCAACTAACCTTTAATGCTAACCTACAACCTTTATATTTAACAACTAATGTAAAAGAATTAAACGATGGCAAAAGAATCCAGATTACAGAAGAGGATAGCTAAAGAGCTATTAGCAAACGGTTATGATCAATGCGACATTAACCAGGTACTTGATAATTACAAGGTACGGTTAGATAGAGCAGCCTCAGAGGAGGAGAAAACAGAAATAATGAAAGAATACGCAGGATTATATAACGTTGAAACAGATAAACTATGACACTTGAAGACTTAGCTGTAAAAGCAAAGAAGGCTGTAGAGCTACAAAAACACTTATTATAAGGAGCTAGCCTTTATGGCAGTTATACAAGATGCCCAATACCAAGGTGTGAAAGAGGGTATGGCAGAAACTCTAACTAAAGTACCCATAGACCAGGCTATTTACACTAGGTCAAGGACTATGGGTAGAACAGACTCCGAAGCACAATCCTTTGTAGAGGGTGCTCAGTATATTATTAATAAACTAACAGACCACGAATAATGTTATACCAAGAAGTAAAAATACTAAGAGAGAGCCATACCGGTGCTCTAGAGTTTAGCATGAACAGCTTGTTTGAGCAAGGCTATATAGAGAGTGGGGGATTAGTAATAGTGGTAGTAGAAAATGACCCATATTACATAGAGTACCTACAGAAAATGGTTAAAACTAAAAACACAGATACAGATGACTAAGAGTAGACTATTTGAAGTTAAGTTTATCATCCTAGTAAAGGGTGTCAAACTTAAAGACCTATCCAAGGAGGAGAGAGAAGATACAACAGTTTATACCCGCAGGGTTTCATCTAAAAGAAATAAGCGGAAAGCCTATAAAGACATCGTATCTAAGATTAATGGTGCGGTAAATTATAAATCGTTCCCCGGCCCAGTTGAGGTTACTATCCTAGATATAAAGGATATCACCATACACTAATTAACTTCCCAAGTAAAACTTAAGAGTATTTTGTATTATATATATAACAAATATAATACTAATTAAACCAATATCGCTATATGAAGCATATACTAATCACTTTGGTCTTGTTTTGGTCTATTAATTTAATAGCCCAGGAACCAAAGCTAAAGGACACTAAGGGGAATATTTACGATAATGACCCTGCACCAGATGATGAACACGAGGCTCTTCAGGATGCCTACGCTTGGGGTATTAAGCACATCGTTTGTAACCTAAGCCCATTAGGCAATAAGCCTTTTGCACTAAGGCAAGGTTATTACTTCTCAGAAAAACCTAGAAAGGTTATAGTCTATGACTCTGCCACCATTAAGACTCTATCCGAGCCAATAGCTCCAATAGAAATATTCGTAGGCACCCTTAGTCAACAATCCGCTACCCCAGTTATAAGGGTACAATCTAGCTCAGATATGCAACTTCTGATCATAGTGGGCACTCTACCAGACTCCTATCAGTTGGGCTTAACCTGGACAAACTACCTAGCAGTAGACCTATACGATTGCAACACCATAGGATCATACCGACTAGTCTCAATTAACAATTCACTAGACACTAGGGTTATGGTAGGGTCCTTAGTAGGGCAATGGGGCACAGCAAAGGGGAAACCTTTCCACAATATATTCGGAGCCATGAACCCATCTTACAACACTGCAATGAGATTTGTAGGGACATTTGAACCAGTAAATTACGACAACTAAAAGAGAAGATCATGAAAAGAATCAGTAAAGACCCAACCTTGTTCAAGCACAGGATAACAGTCCTTAAGTCCAGAACCAATGGACAAGACTTAGCAAAGCAATATGTCAGCATAATGGGCCAGGAGAGTTACCAGGATGGATTAATCATCCACAAGTATGTCCTATCCAAAGATTTTAGACTCTACAGGGGTTTTGAGTTAGTTAGAACTTTCCAAGGGACATTTGACAAGGAACCTTGGGGCCTATTCCTTCAAAGGATTAGTATCAAGATAGACACCTTAAAGGTTATTAATGAGGCTCTCTTCGAATATTACGGGGCTTCCTTTTTAAGGGACAATGATATAATAGTATAGAGCTTAGGGGATAGGCTCTCTTCCTTCCTTACCACGGTATATCCCCCATATTTTTCCCTCCACCTTCGCATTGGGTGGGGGGTTTTTTGTGTGTGCTGTTAGGTGGGGGTTTTATACTCCCTGTCTCGGATCTAATAGGGCACTTCCTAGAAGTTGTATTTTTGTGGGCAGATTCCTATCACAGATCGGCAGATCGGCAGACTCCTATCAGTTGGGCTTAACCTGGACAAACTACCTAGCAGTAGACCTATACGATTGCAACACCATAGGATCATACCGACTAGTCTCAATTAACAATTCA